TGTCGTCCTCGGACGTTACTTCACAACAAGCATTACGCAAAGTTTCATTTTCCTTGTCACCAAAGTTAAAGGAAAACCCAGGCTCCCCGGACTTCATTGCTTGTCTAACGTTGTCAATGAATATCTGAGGTAAGTGTCCTTGGCTGATGTGGTCAAGGAACGCGTTGTCATAGTTTAGGGACACGTTAGTCATGTCCAAGGGGGCTGGGTAGTTAAAGTTAGCTACCTTAGCGTCCCACACAGTGAACCCCTCGTGTATCTCCATCTTGTCCCAGTCCTTCATGTGAAGGAAAGACTCCGCGTCACCATGACGCCAGTTCAAGGAAGCATAGATAGCACTACGTCTACTGCCCCCTTGCATAACGTTACGCCCTAGTTCGTTAATGGTGTTCATCAGGGGGATAGGTCCGCTGGCAATGCCCCCTGTGCGCCCTAAAGGAGCCCCTGCGGGCCTAAACACAGAGTAATCAATACCTATGCCGCCCCCGGACATAAGGCAGTCGCTAGCACGGTTACCCAAGCTACCCCACTCCTCCCGTGTGTCCTCCTCCCCCTTCAAAAGATAACAGTTGTTATAGAAACTGGCCTGTCTCCCCGCGTAGTATATGTAACGACCACCGGGGAGAAACTTAAACTTGGTCATGTAGTCCTGTATCTGTGCCTTATGTTCCACGGTGAACAGGTTTTCAGTTACGTCATGGGCAATTAAAGCACACTTCTCAGCCCATGTTTGCTCTGGGTTGTTGGCGTACTTGTGTCTAAAGATGTTCTCACCAAAACTATTTCTAAACTCACTCATTCCACGCTCTCTCCCTTAATAAACTTCTGATAGTCTTCCTCTAGGCTATAGTACTTAATAACCTTAAGGAATGCTTGCTGTTCCTCCTCGGACATATGGCCGTTGCTGTAGTGCCACATAAGGTCATTACGCACCGCAAGGCCAAAGCTGTCCAAGTCTACTTCCACTGTTACGTTATTCATCACTTTCCCCGCGCATCAAGTCCACTAAAGAAGCCTGGACCAAGGCCAAGCTAACGTAGGTGTCCCCCATCCCCATGGTAGTCATAAAGCCTGCTTGAGTATGCTCATCGGAGTTAAGTACCACCACAACGTCACTGTACACCACCCCGGTGTCTCCTTGGTCCTCGTCGAGCATGTCAGCCATGACACGGAGGGCTTCACCGGCTGACACGGTTTTCTCAAGGCTTTCTTCCTTGTTGTCGCTGTCTTTGTCCTTGCCGAAGTTGCCCTTGACTACTTCCATTACTTAAGCTCCTCCGCTATCATCATTTCAATGTAGTGTATTGCTTTACGCAAGTCCTCCACACCGCCTTTAGTCTCCCAACGCGTCACGTACTTAATGGCGTTCCCGGGGAGGTACGCTATGTTGTTAGCCACTATGTACTCCACTGGCTGAATGGCTAGGTCCTTGTAGTGGTTACCCCCCACTTGTTTACTGAAGGCTGCGTTACGTGCCCTGTCCCAATCCTGGGGGGTGGCGTCGTTGATGCTGTTGCCCCTCTCCGCCCCCTGCATTACGGCGTCCATGTAGTGGTAACCCGGCCTCTCCGCCCCGTCGGCTGCCTCTCGGAGAGCCTTCGCCGCGTTGTCGGCATTACGCTTACTGTAGAATCCACTGCCCATTACTCCACCTCCTCCATAACGCTGTCCATGTTAATAAGTAGTTTGTCCTCAAACCTATCCAACAGTTCCTCAGCCCCTATGTCCAACAGGACAATAAGGTCCTCAGTGTCGTAGCGGTGCATAAGGCGTTCCTTAACTTCATACAGGGTTAGTGACAAAACTTTCTCCTTGTGCTTGTTGCGCGCTGCGTTGGAACGCTTTGTCCAATTGGTGTTGAAGGTCCATCTTCGCGCTAAGAAGTACAGCCGTAGCCGCCTCAATGGCCTTCTTCTGCTCTATACTAGCCAGCTCTTGGTCAACCTTCCTTAACATATCAGTATAAAACTTAATAATAGGGAGTACGTCCTTAAGCGGGTTACTATCCTCCGAGTACATATGATAACAGCTCCTCATGTTGATGTACAGTGAAGAATGCAAACCCTTCCTTGTCACACCACTGTCCCATAGTCAACTTACTCCCCTTACGGACCTTCTTGTTTGGGTCCGACAAGACAAACACCAGCTCCGCATCTATGGTGTCCCTGATTGCTTTGTACTTCATGGTGTCACCCACCCTAAAGTACCCCTTGGCCTCTATCATTATCCCTGTACCTTGGTGTACAAAGTCCGGTGTGTACTTCCTGTGGACTGTGTACGGGGCTGCAAAGGGCTCGTACTCAAAACCCCGCCTCAAGATTAGCTTTGCTAGGGCCTCCTCCAAGCCGCTTCGATACCTTCCATATGATTTTCTCTTGTCCCGCTTCGTCCTTAACGACCTCTGATACTTTTGGCTCATTCTTAACCTCAACTAAGTAAGTGGGACCTTTGGAATAGAGGAACTTCCTGGCTTGAGGCCAGCAACTATCCTTGTACGCACAGTATGAGCAGCCTGTGGCTAACTTCATGTTACCCGACTTACCCTCAGGTACAGGCTGAAAGCAGTGCTGAGGCACCTCGGGTAGCTTCACCATGGCCTGTAGGTGTCTAGCCCTAGCGGCTATGTCCATGTCAACGCTGTCGTATTGGTAGCCAGTAGTTGCACCGGACTCATACACAAGGGTCACCAGTTGCCCAGTCACCTTGTCCATAGCCAACCACCCGAACTTAGCTTCCCCCTCGGAGTATGCGTAGGCCTTGGCCTGAGCCACGTACCCAAAGGGGTCGTCGGTAGCCAAGGAACCGTCCTTAAACTTCTTCATACCGAAGCTTGAGGCGGACTTAACGTCAATCACCACCCCGTCAATCTTGCAGTCCATGGACCCCGTGATGCCCTCTACGTTAGCGGGGGCTTGCTCGTGTGTTACAGCATGCCCTGAGAGTTTCACGAGGGCCAGGACCATTTCCTCCACGAGGTTACCGTACAGGAACTTGATGAGGGTCTCGGGGCGGAAGTGTTCCTTCTCAGTCCCGTTGACTACATGCCACAAGTACCTGTCGTCCTTACCTATGTTGCTGAGGCGGAGGCGGTTGCGTGGCTGCGCTGTGTCCTCATGCTCCGCAAGCATGGTACGCATTATCTGCTTCATGTTGCTTGCCATCTGCTCCACAACGTCCACAGGGTCCACCTGCTCAGGGACTTCCTTGGTGAGCATGAAGCTGTATACGTCGTCAACTAAGGTGTCTATGTTCATTGCTTTATTACCCCTTTCTTTTCAAAGCAAGACTCTTCGGGTTTGCTGTGCGCAGGTATATGTGTTAGCTTTAAGTAACTAACTAAGTCATTCACAAGGGTTTGTAGTTGTTTTATATCATTGCTTTGCTCTCGCACACGCTTAGGGAGCATGGCAAGCATTTGTACTGCTATGGACTTCTTAATTGGTGGATAGTAGAAGGTAGTGGGGTCGTCATAGTACAGCCTACTAGGTCGGTGGCTATCTAGCGCCTCCTCTAAGTCTTCCTTTGTCACGTAATTAAACATTATTAGCCCCCTTATCAAATTTATCCTTGAGCCTTGCCTGCATAGCTAAGAACTTGTTTTCCACTTCCTTGTAGTCCTGTAGGAACCTGTCCACTGTGTTCCTTGCGCGTGACACCGTGGAGTCATTGGTTGTGTACGCACATCGGTACGCGGCTATGTCACCGTCAATTAGGAACACTTAGTTGTCCTCGTTGTATAGTTCATGTAATATGTCCTGTAGCTCCATGTACTTCTTTTCTACCTCTTGGAACACAAGCCAAAACTCATCCGTAACTTCAACCTCAGTGTTAAGGGTCCATTGGCCGGTTTTCTCCAGCGTTTGGGCGTCGTTTAAGGTATAACTCGGGTATAGTTCGTCACAGTCTAGAATTAGTTTCATTCCTCACCTGCCTTACAATACATAATGTAAAGTTTGTCCTGCATGACATTAAACTTATCCTCCACTTCCCTGTAGTCCTGTAGGAACCTGTCCGTACAGCTACTTGGGCGTCCCCAGTCCTCCATGTCAAGGGATAGGGCGTAGCAAGGGTAAAACTCATCCTTGATTACGGTTACTTTCATTAGTGTTCCTCCTCGTATAGTTCCTCAAGCAACGCCTGTACAGCAAAGAACTCGTCAATCGACAAGAGATACCTGTCCATTAGCTTAGCGGGAACAACTACGCGCCTCTCGCGTCCAGATACGCGCGTGTCGGCTGACATAAAATAGCAAGGATACAGCTCGTCCTTTTCTATTAGTGTTTCTATTAGTGTTGCCATTAGTGCGTTTCCTCCCAACGTGTATTTGCCCGAGTACACTCAGCGCGAACCTCTTTAACGCTATCGTACCATGGTGAGTAATAAAGAAGCTCCTCAAAAGGCTCTGCCCCATCATAGTTTGTCATGTAATAACATACGGCGAAGTTTCCGTGTTTATTCGTGAAAACAAAATATGGGCCCTTGCTGCTCATTAGTGCGTTTCCTCCCAACTCAGTCCAATCTTAGCCTCACCGGCCAAAGGACAACGTAAGTTATAGTACTGTCCTGCGGCAACTAAGGACGCCTCCGCTAGGTAGGCAAACTTCTTAGCGTCTTTCTCCAGGACCTCCGCTTGTATCTCGTCGTGTATGTTACCTACGAACCTATACGTTATACTCCATAGTTTAGCATACTCATCAAGGATACACAAGGCCCTCTTCATTATTACTGCCCCCGCCCCCTGAAGTAAGGTATTTAGGGCTGCGTGAGAACTTCGGACAGCAATTCTTCTACCGTCCAAGCCCCGTAGCCACCCTCGTTCAGCTGCATCAAGAACTCTTTCCCTGAGGCTTTCCAACGCAGGGGTGTTCTTAAGGAACTTTGCTTTGAGGGCTTTGCCTGCTTTAGCAGAACCACCAACGATTGAACCAATCTTAGGGTCTCCTGCTCCGTATAGGAAGGCGTAAATGAACGTCTTAGCAAGGTCTCTAGTATCAAGGCCTGCTGCTCGTTGGTTTGCTGTGTGTACGTCCCCATCCAGGACCTCCTTAGTGTATGCGTCGTCATCCATATAGTGGGCCAGCATCCGTAGCTCAAGGCCACTAGCGTCCGTC